AATTGCTTCGGCTGAAGAATTTACCGGTCAGGTGTTATGGCCGGGAAATTTTCGGTTGACGGGTGATTTTGATAAGGTGTTAAAGACTGGAATAATGCCGATCACAGATATTGTATCTGTCCGGCTGGATGGTGAAGAATTGGATGTAACGGAGATAGGGATATCCGGAAGCAGTCTTTATTTTCCTGAAGGGATGAAAGGAAATTCTGTAATAATTGAATTCATAGCCGGTTTTAAGGAAGTTCCTTTCGATGTTGCTGCTGCGATACTTTTAATTGCTGCCAAATTTTTTGAAAATCCTTCGGATTCTGTGGAACAATTGCCGAAGGCTTCTACAAACCTTTTAAGACCACATAAGAGATGGGGAAGATAGATTTTAGTGTAGGTGAATTTGATACCCGGGTAGAATTATATTCTCCGGAGTTGAAACAGACAGTGTCCGGAGCGGTAGAGAAGAATTTTACTGTACGGGGTGTAGTTTATGCGAAGGTCAGATCCCGGAATATGGGTGAAGATACCGGCGAAGGAGCAATTCTTATAACAAATATTCAGGAAATAGTGAGTTATGATGTTCCGGGGGTTGACAATGCCTGGAGGATAAAGAAGGATAATGAAATGTATGATGTTATCTCTGTGGACAGAATTCAGCGACGTTTTATGAAAATTACAGCTAAAAGGATTGTATGAAAGACGGAATTAAAATAATAGGGATGGAAGAAACAATGGCTGTTCTGGATCAGATCCGTGAAGATTTTCCCAGAAAAGTTGCAGTGTCCGCAATAAAAAATTCGATGAAGCCTTTTGTAAAGGAAATTGTGAAAGCTAATAATGACGTACCGGAAACAAAAAAAGTCACAAAATCGAGGACTTTGAGAGCAGCAAAAGATATTGCAGTTTCGACGGGAGTTTGGTCAGACAAAGGGGCCGTGAAACACAGATCTTCCAGGAGTAAAAAGCCTGTGAGAGTTTTTAGTCTTATTTACTGGAGGAATTACGGGACATTGTCAAACCGGAATCCGATGCACCGATTTGTAAGATCCAGAAGGCCGAAGTCCAGGGACTGGAAGGGAGGTATCGTTGGAACAGGGAATATCGAGAAGGCCTGGGAAAGCATAAAGGGGGCTGTTGTCAATAATCTTCCGGCTGAAGCCAGGAAAGCTTTTGAAAAGTATTTATTAAAAAGACAAAAGCGATGAAGGAAGATATAAATATTCTGATCAGTAAAACGGTTGGTGAAATAATCCCCACGTATGCAGTACTTGCCGATATTGATAACGGGGTAAAATGTCCTTATGCCTTTTACCGGATAAAACAATCCGGAGTCAGGACGAAAGAGTGTGTAAGAAGTATTTACGATACCGGAGTTTTTTTGGTCGGAGATACCTTTGATCAGGTGAATGAATTGTGTGAGAAGGTCAAAAGCAGAATTTATGGTTTACGCGGATGTGACTATGCGATTTCTGTCATTTCGTCCGCTACAGATTATGATGCAGATGACCGGAAATATGTGTGCGAAATGAGTTTTACAATTAAAAAATTATAAGTTATGGGACAGAGTATTAATGGATATGACATTATTTTTCAGGCTGTAGTCGGAGAGCAAAAAAAGCTGTTTGCCGGGACGAAATCGAACAACTTTAACCTGAATCCAAAGGTTAAAGAATCTATTACCAAAGAGGATAAAGGCACCTCTAATAAGAAAATAACCGGTTATGATACTGAATTTACCGTTGACGGGGTAATGGAAATAAATGAGGCGGAAGAGAAAACAAAACGGCTCGACCGCAACGATGTGATCGATTTGGTTATGGCCGGTGATCCGATTGAATTTGTGTATGGGAATCCGGCGCCGGGTAATACCGCTTACAAAGGGAAGATGGTGATAACCGGTTATTCGGAAAGTACCGATGCGGAAGGTGAGGCCACCTATTCCCTGAATTGCTCCGGAATCACAAAGCTGACCAAAGAAGAAATTACAGGGGTGTAAAGCTATGAAAGATTTTTTGAAAATAGGTGATTC